TATCTGAAGAAGAGCACAGTGAGCAAATGGATAGATTTAAAAATGGGCTATTGCCATCTATGAACGATCTTGGTGCTATCCATGCTGCACAGCAAACCTTAAAGACACACGGAAGAGATGCATACGAAAATGAGTAGAGATTTTGAATATATTCAGGCAAGTTTAAATACACAGCCAACAAGAGAAAATCAATTTGCAAGTCATGACCCATTTGGAAAGTCTTGGGATGACTTAAAGAATCTTTCAGGAATTGACAATAACTTTAAGAGACGTGCAGCAAGAATTTTAAATAAAGCGGTATCAACAGAAGATCCAAGATACCTAGATGCTGCTAATGCAAATCCAGCAGGACAAGATGCGGAATCAAAAGCCATCAATCCTGGCACGGTATATAGAAATGGCTATGGACTATTTGATGTAATTACACCACCATACAATATGTATGAATTGGCAAATTTTTATGATACTAATTTTGCTAATCATGCTGCTATTGATGCAAAGGTAGAAAATGTTGTTGGTCTTGGATACCGTTTTGATATTACAGATCGTACAATGCTTAGCTTTGAACTAAGTGAAGATCAAGATAAAGTTGGTCGTGCCCGCAATAGAATTGAAAGAGCAAAGATTGAGCTTCGTGATTGGATAGAATCACTAAATGATGATGATTCATTTACAACTATCATGGAAAAGGTTTATACTGATTTGCAGGCCACTGGAAATGGATTTATTGAAGTAGGCAGAACTGTTTCTGGAGATATTGGATATATCGGACATATTCCAGCAACCACTGTTCGTGTTCGTCGTTTACGTGATGGATACCTTCAGATTATAGGACAAAAGATTGTTTACTTCCGTAATTTTGGCGGTACCAATCCAAATCCAGTAACAGCAGATCCACGTCCTAATGAGATTATTCATCTAAAGCAATATTCTCCATTAAATACATTTTATGGTATTCCAGATATTCTTGCTGCAATGCCATCTTTAATTGGAGACCAACTTGCTTCTCAATATAACATTGATTATTTTGAAAACAAGGCGGTACCAAGATATGTTATTACAGTAAAGGGTGCAAAGCTATCTGCTGATGCAGAAGATAAGATGTTTAGATTCTTACAAACAGGATTAAAGTCTCAATCTCATAGAACCCTTTATATTCCACTTCCTGGAGATACAGACAATAACAAGGTTGAATTTAAGATGGAGCCAATTGAAAATGGTATTCAGGATGGATCTTTTAAAGAATACCGTAAACAAAATCGTGATGATATTTTGATAGCACACCAGGTTCCAATTTCTAAGCTTGGTGGAGCAGATTCGGCTGCTATCGCTGCTGCTATTGCACAGGATCGCACATTTAAAGAGCAGGTATCTCGTCCAGCACAAAGATATTTAGAAAAGATTGTTAATAAGATTATTAAAGAAAAGACAGATATTTTGGAGTTGAAGTTCAACGAACTGACATTAACAGACGAAATAGCACAATCTCAGATTATTGAAAGATACGTAAAAACTCAGGTTATTACTCCAAATGAGGCTCGTGATATGCTAGATATGCCACAAAGATCAGATGGAGATGTGCCCTTTGTAATGAGCCCAAGACAGGCTACAGATGCTAGGGCAAACTTGGCGGGTAACAGAGAAAGAGACGCAGAAAGAACAAATAACAACTCCGACTCCCCATCTACTATTTCTGGCAGAAACCCACAGGGTGAAGGTAGATCATCTCAATAATTGAGAAAAGTATTATAAAGGAATGATATAATTATTCTGCCATGAATATAAATAAAGCACATTGGATTACAGATGGCGACAGCGTTCGCTTTTCAATGCCTATCGGCAAGGTCGACCAAGAGCGTAGAATCGTCTCTGGGTTTGCGACCCTCGATAACGTTGACAAGCAGAACGATATCGTAACTACTGAAGCAAGTTTAGCAGCATTTAAGAAATTCCGTGGGAATCTTCGTGAGATGCACCAGCCAACGGCGGTAGGTAAAGTAGTTTCATTTAAAGAAGACAGATATTTTGATCCACAAGCAAAAAAGTTTTATAGTGGAGTATATGTATCTGCATATGTTTCCAAAGGTGCACAAGACACATGGGAAAAAGTCCTTGATGGTACATTAACTGGTTTTTCAATTGGTGGAAATATTAAAAAGTTTGATGATGAATTTGATGACAATATGGAAAAACAAGTTCGCATCATTAAGGAATATGAGCTTCATGAATTGTCACTTGTTGACAACCCAGCAAATCAGTTTGCTAATGTTATCTCTATTGAAAAGGGAGAGCTTGGTGGCTTTTTAGCAAAAGCGGTAGTTGACAACGTTTACTGGTGTAATTCTGATGACATCGTAAGGCTTTTAAAAGATTCTGATGAAAGTTGCCCATCTTGCAATTGTTCTATGAAGAATATTGGATTCGTAGAAGATGTAAATGATATAGAAACAGTAAAGTTCTTAGTTGATAGTGCAAAAGGCATTAGGACAATTAAGATAACAAAGGAGGAAAATCCTATGACAGAAGAAACAGCAACTGTAGAAGAGACTCTAGAAAAGTCTGATACAGAAGTAGTTGAAAATGTTGAGGTTGCTCCAGAGGCTCCAGCAGAAGCTCCAGCTGATGCTGTAGCAGAGGCCACAGATGTAGTTGCTGAAGAAGCACCTGCAGCTGAGGCAATAGCAGAGGTAGTAGCTGAAGAAGTTTCTCCAGCTGCTGATGATGCAGCAGAAAAGTCAGTTGATGCGGTTGTTGATACAGCAGCAGAAATTTCAAAGTCTGTAGCAGAAATCAATGAATCTCTAACTAATGCCTTGAGCAATCTTGCAGAAACAGTTAAGGCTATGCAAGCCAATGTTGATGCAATAACAAAGTCCCTTGAAACAGTTACAGGCGAAGTAAAGTCTGTAGCAAGTGAGGTAAGCCAAGTAAAGGGTACTTTTAATGAGTTTGGAAAGCGAGTAGATCAAGTAGAAAAAGACACCGCTTTCCGCAAGTCTGGCGATCTAGGCGAGATCGTGCAGGAGCCTGTGGTAACACGGGTTCAAAAATCCCTATGGGGCGGACGTTTCCTCACAAATGCCGACCTATTTAACTAACATAATTCACTAGGAGGTGAACAATATGTCAGAACAAGAAAACCTAATTGAAAAGGCTGCAGAAGCTGGATCATTCGTATCAGGTGGTATTGGTGGCGCAACCGCAACTAATCCAGATGGTAACGTATCCCCAGCAGATTCGCTTGGTAACGTAACTGGTGGAACCTTCGGTGTTACATCAGGACCAAACGCAGTCAATCCAACAGGTACAGCTGGTGGTATTTTAGCACCAGAACAGGCTCGCCGCTTCATCGACTATGTGTGGGATGCAACAGTTCTCGCCAAAGATGGTCGTAGAGTTACAATGCGAGCAAACACCATGGAGATCGAAAAGGTCAACGTTGGTGAGCGTGTAATCCGTGCAGCAGCTCAGGCTGATGACGCATACACAAATGCTGGCGCAACATTTACAAAGGTAGAACTAACAACCAAAAAGATTCGTCTTGATTGGGAAGTATCTACTGAGTCTCTTGAAGATAATATTGAAGGAGGTGCACTTGAAGACCATCTCGTTCGTCTTATGACAAACGCATTTGCTAATGATATCGAAGATCTCGCTATCAATGGTGATGGTTCAACAGGAGCATTCCTTTCTATTATGCAAGGTTTCGTAAACAAAGTCACAACAGGTTCCGATGCTCACGAAGCAATTGTAACCGTAACTGATGATGCATGGACACCATCGGTAATGCAAGATATTATTCTTGCAATGCCACGCAAGTATCGTGCTATCAAGTCTAACTTGAAGTTCTATGCTGGTACAGATGCATTCCAGGGTATTGTTGCAAACAACGGTACTCTAGCAGATGCTGTTGCAGAAGCTATTGCTGGAATGACTCCAGGAAGCACACAGGCTAATCGTCAGGGATACCTAGACGGTGTTGGTCAGACACTTGGTGGAGCACGTACAACACGTGTTCTCGGTGTTGATGTTATGGAAGTACCTTACTACCCAGCAGATTATGTCGACTTGACATTCCCTGCTAACCGTGTTTGGGGCTTCCAGCGTGACATCACGGTAAACCGTGAGTACAAGCCAAAGAAGGATACAATTGAGTACACAGTATTCGTCCGCTTTGGTCTACAATGGGAAGAGCTTGATGCAGTTGCTTATGCAGATGCAGCATCTGATTCCTAATAATTAAATAGCAGTATAAAAGGAGGGCAGCCGTAAAAAGTTGCCCTCCTTATTCACATTCTGATATAATAGCAGTGGAGGAAATAAAATGTCAGCAGAATTAGTAGAAGATTTAAAAAAGAAAACAGTTCCACAATTAAAATCATATGCAAAGAAAAACAACATAGATCTATTTGGTGTTAGTACAAAGGTAGAAATATTAGAAGTTATTTTTTCATTTATACCAACAGAATATCAAATAAAAAAGGCAGAAAATAAGAATAAACCATCAGAGAAGGTTGCCCTACATTCAATAAAAAATTTGCATTGGAATGGAGTAGGAAATCTTGAAAGGGGTTATAATATTGTTAGCAAGGAGGATTCGGAAAAATGGCTTACGCTAAATACCGTTAGGATAGCGACTCAAGACGAGATAGCCAAATTTTACCGTAAAAAGAAATAATGCAGATATTAAGACTTCCCCCATTTCCATTGTCTTTAGCCTATGAGGTTCCAGCAGCTAGTACTGCATATAAATTGGTAATTAAGGATGATTCTTCAAATACCGTTGCTTTAGAGGTAGCAAGTATAACTTCAAGCGCTGCATCAAAAATAACTTACGAACTTCCTGAAGATTTTAACAAATATGATGCATCTTATCATGTTGAAATATTTGAGGTTTCAAGTAATGACACGGTAGTTGAAGATACTTTAGAAATTAAAAGACCATATATAGATCCATCTTCTTTAGGATCAACAGCAACTGAAATTACAGAATATACAAATTATGAAATGTTGGCAAGGGCCGTAATAGATTCAATCGTTCCTGGAGGATTTTATTACGAAGTAGATGAAATTGATGCAATCGGTCAAGGAACCGACTATATGCCTTTATGGTCAAGAGCATACAAAATATTAAAAGTTTATGAAAATGCTTTATTGGTTTATGATGTAGATGATGAAGATGGTCCAGCTCTCGGATCTTGGAATTATTTTATTATAACTGACAAAACAGCAATTAGCGCATATCCAGTTTCGGGCGCAGAAGAAGTAAATAGATCAGAAAGAAAAAGAGCTAGAATGTCTTTAGGAGCATCAGATTCTATTGCTATGTTTGATACAGAAGACAGTGGAAATACTTTAACAGTACAGCCAGGAGTTCTGTTCCCAGAGGGTCATGATTATGTATTTATTTTAGAAGCTGGCTATAAGGTTGTTCCACTTGATATTAAAGAGGCAACAAAAATGCTTATTAATGATATTAAATGTGGCAAGCTAGACTATTATAAGAGATACATAACAAACTATGCCACAGATCAGTTCCGTGTTCAAATGGATAAATCATTTTTAAATGGAACAGGTAATTTACTTGTTGATAAAATTCTAAGCAAATATATTACGGATATTGGCAAACCAGGAGTTTTATAATGAGCTCTGTTTGTGACGTAACAGATGTTTTTTATCCCTTAAAGGCAGATGTTTTTTATCCTATTGTAGAACAGGGAGCATATGGAAACGTTACAAAAAGATGGGTTTTGGATAGAACAATAACTTGTAATTTTGCACCCACTGGAACTGCCTGGGCAGACGAGGTAAAACCACAAGCAAAAATAAATATAGAAACTTCTTTATTAGGAAGAACAAAGTCAGATCTTAGAATTACTTCAAACGATAATAGACAGGCCATAGTCAATGTGGTTATTACAAACATAAGAACGCATTCAGACTTGCCAGTATATCTAGAAACATCTGGAACAAGATCTGGAAAATCTACAATATTTGAAATATCAGCAAATGAACCTATTGTTGGTCCTTTTGGAGATATAGAATATTACAAGCTTGTTATAAAAAGATCAGAGAATCAGGCGACGGATTTATGATAACTGTAAGATTAAACCAGACCAATCTTGTTCGTGATTTAAACAACATTGTAGAATATTCTGTTGGATTTTTAGAGGGAATTCAAAAAGGAAAAAGATTATTTTTATCTAATCTAGGAGAAGGAGTAAAAAAAGCTCTTGAATCCTTTATAGATTCTAGTGCAAGATCTAATCAACAGGCTTTGCATCATGTATATGAATGGTATCGTACAGGTAGCCCAGACGCTAGATTATTTGATATAAAGTATACTGTAAGCAATGAAGGACTATCTTTTTATTCTTCTTTTAAACAATCTAGTAGCGTAAAACAGGGATCATCTGTTCCTTTTTATAATAAAGCAAAAATTATGGAAGAAGGCTCTCCTGTAACCATAACACCAAAAAGGTCTAGCGTTTTGGTTTTTGAAGATAATGGAGAAACAGTATTTACCAAAAAACCAATTAGAGTAAATAATCCAGGAGGACCTGGAACAAAAAATAGTTTTAAAAATACAGTAGATTTATTTTTTAACAGATATTTTACCCAGGCATTTATTAGATCTAGTGGGCTATATGATTATTTAAATAATCCATCAGTATACAAAAAGAATCTTCAAAAGGGAAGATCCATGGGCAAATCTGCGGGTATATCTACAGGATATGCTTGGATAGTAAACGCAAAGGTGAATAAATAATGGCAAATAATAGTCTTTTAAATACACCAGTTGTTTGGGTAAATAAATACTTACAGGCAAAATTGTCTGTGCTTGGTTTTGCAACTATTCCATTTTTCCCTACTTCACCATCGACCATTGAAAGCCTTACTCAGACATTCCCCTCTGGAGGAATAATGGCTACATATGACAGAATGTTTAAAATGAGCAGAAGCTCTTTTCCACACATAAAATGTGAACAACTGTTATATTATTTTTATGCAACTGCTGAAAACTCTATAACAAACATGGTTCAGGTAACAGAGGCTGTTCATAGATTGCTTAATAGAGGAGACGAGTCAGCGGTAGAGGTAAATGATTGGTGCTCTAATAGAAGGGTAAATGTTGGGACAGAGCAACAGCAAGATCTCCTAGACAATATTTTTTATTTTCATGATTTTAAAGTTTATCAGCTTGAGGAAACAAGGGATATCATAGATTTTGGTACTGCCAGAACCTATGGTGGCAATAAAATCATTATAGATTTTGATTATCATATCGTTCCATCTGGAGACGATAAAGATACCACCACCTACTCCGACTGGTCCCCAGAGGCTAAGTTAACTGGAAATAATAAAATTATAATATAAAACACTGATATACTTATGGGGAGGAAACCCGCCAAAGCTTCATATATTCTATTGAAAGTAGAGGTGAAAAGATGGCATATAGTCGTGGTACGTCGACCAACATTATCGTTGGCGCTGCTGCTATGTTCGTAGCAGACACAACCCTTACTCCAGCAACACTGGAAACATTTGGTGCAAATGAATCGTTTAAAGAAACTCTTTCTGGCGAAGCAGATTATACAAATATTGGGTACACCATGAACGGTCTTGAACTACAGTTCCAACCAGACTTCGGTGAAGTACAGGTTGACCAAGTTCTAGACGTTGCTAAACTATACAAGCAAGGTATGCAAGTAAATCTTGCTACCGCTTTCGCTGAAGCAACCCTTGAGAATCTTCTCTTGGCTCTTGCTTATAGCGACACAAATCTTTCAGGAACTAAATCAACCTCAGCAGGACAGGTTCTTAACCTTTCTGCAGGTGAAATCGGAGAATGTCCAGTAGAACGAGGAATCGTTGCTGTTGGACCTGGAACAGGAGACTGCGAAGATTCACTCTACGTTGAGCGTGTTTATACAGCATACCGTGCTCTTTCAATTGAGAACGTTACTGTGTCGGCTAAGCGTGACGAACCTTCCATGTTTGAAGTTTCATTCCGTCTTCTTCCTGAAGATGGCTCTGGATCCTATGGTAAGATCGTAGATCGTACTTGGGCACCAGCCTAATAATCTAAAATTAGATTAACGACAAGCCCACCCTAGCGGTGGGCTTTGTTGTTTATGGTAAAATAGTTGGGGGTATCCAATGGCAACTAAAATATATTCAACTAAAAATATTTATCTATTTGATGGTACAGAGATAGAGATATCTCCTCTTAAAATAAAATATCTTAGACAGTTTATGGATACATTTTCATTAATTAAAAATGTTGAAAATGATGATGAATCAATAATGATTTTGGTTGAATGTGCTAGAATCGCCATGAAACAATACTATCCAAAAATATCAAAATCTGCCAATGAGATAGAAGAAAATATAGATATGCCCACTATTAACGAAATATTAGAATTTGCTGGCGGTATAAAAATAAACGAAGATGCACAGGAAACAGTAGCAGAGCAAGCAAAACAAAATGAATCAAAAAACTCTTGGGAAGATATAGATTTAGCAAAACTTGAATCAGAGGTATTTACCCTGGGGGTATGGAAAAATTATGATGATCTAGAGTCTTCATTATCAATGCCAGAATTAATGGCAATATTAGCTAGTAAAAGAGAGCTAGATTATGAAGAAAAGAAATTTTTTGCTGCCATACAGGGAGTAGATCTGGATAAAAATGAAGAACGTGGTCAAAAGGAATGGGAAGATTTAAAGGCTAGGGTATTTAGTGGCGGTAAGGCAAAAGACTCAAATGACGTATTATCTTTACAGGGACAAAATGCACAAAGATATGGTTTTGGTATAGGCATGGGTCTTGATTATGAGGATTTAACATAGCTTTGCTATGATATAATTGGTATAACCTAAAATGGAGGGTAAATAATGGCAACAACAGTTCATGAGGAAAAGACACTTGTTCTTATTGATGGAACAGAGATCAAGGTTCGTCCTCTAAAAATCTCACTTCTTCGTCCTTTTTTGAAGAAGTTTGAAGGAGTTGCGGCAGTGGCGGAAGATAACGAGAAGTCAATGACACTTCTTGTTGAGTGTGCTCAGATTGCAATGAAGCAATATAAACCAGAGATCGCTGAAGATCTATCGAAGTTGGAAGACCTTTTGGATTTACCAACTGTATATAAGATTGTAGAAGCAGCATCTGGAATGACACTAAACGCAATGCCAGATCTTCTAAATACAGAAGCTTAATACAACTAAAAATGAGGTGAAATAAATGGCTGATGTTAATGCCAACATTGACGTAAATATTGATACGTCTGGTGCATTAGCACAGTTAAAATCTCTCCAAAGAGAGATAGCAAGATTTCATGCCTCAGTAGCAAAAAGCAGTGACGCTGCTGCATTAGCTCAACGTGATCTGCAGAAGAACTTTATAAATGGAGTTAATTCTATCCAGGGGTTCTCTGCAGAATTACGAACAGTAAAAACAACAGCAGAAACTTTTACAGAATCTTTAGAACGTAATAAGTTCTCTATGCGAGAATACTTTAGATATTCCGCAGCATCAACAAGAACATTTGGTAGATTTTTTAAATCTGAATTTGATACAGTAAACAAAGTAGCTGTAGAAAATGTAAAAAGACTACAAACACAATATATAAAGATGGGCCGTGATGCAAGCGGTGCCATGAAAGCCATTGCAATAATGCCAACCAAGTTAGACATGAGCAATCTAACAACACAAACACAAATGGCAGCTCAAAAGCAAGCAATTTTTAATCAATTGGTAAAACAGGGATCTACCAATCTTCTTAATTTTGGTAAAAACACACAATGGGCTGGTCGTCAGCTTATGGTTGGTTTTACCCTTCCATTAATAGGTCTTGGTACTGCTGCTAGCAGAACATTTATGGATATGGAAGCAGCAGCAATTAAATTTAGAAAAGTTTATGGAGATCTTTTTACACCATCAGAAGAAACACAGTTTGCTTTAGAGTCTATACAGGCTCTTGGAGAAGAGTTTACTAAATATGGAATTGCAGTAGCTGATACAGTAAGCCTTGCAGCTGAAGCAGCAGCCGCTGGTTTTTCTGGAACAGATTTACAGGCTCAAGTAACACAAGCAACACGACTTCAGGTTCTTGGCCAGGTTGATCAACAAAAAGCTTTGGAAACAACTATTGCATTGCAAAATGCTTTTAGAATATCGTCAGTAGATCTTGCTGATGCAATTAACTTTTTAAATGCAGTAGAAAACCAAACTGTTGTTTCTCTTGACGATATTACAATAGCTATTCCAAAAGCAGCTCCAATTGTTAGAGAATTGGGCGGTGATGTAAAAGATTTAGCATTCTTTATGGCTGCTATGAAAGAAGGTGGAATTAATGCATCTCAAGGCGCAAATGCATTAAAATCTGGTCTTGCATCTCTTATTAATCCAACAGATAAAGCTAAAGGAATGCTCAATGATATGGGCATTGATATTGACAGAATTGTTGAAAGCAATGTCGGAAATCTTAAAGCAACAGTAATAGAGTTTGCAAAAGCACTTGATAATTTGTCTAATTTACAAAGACAAAGAGCTATTGAGCAGCTATTTGGAAAATTCCAGATGGCACGTCTATCTGCATTATTTGATAACGTAATTCGTGATGGAAATCAGGCATCTCGTGTTCTTGATTTAGCTACAGCATCAATGGAAGATTTAGCTTCTTTAGCAGAAAAAGAATTAGGGATAACAGCAAATTCTGCAATGAACCAATTTAGAAAAGGCGTAGAAGATCTTAAGCTAGCATTGGTTCCAGTAGGTCAGGCATTTCTAGAAGTCGTAACACCGCTTCTTGGCAAACTAAATTCCCTTTTAGATTGGTTTAGTAACTTATCTGACACAAGCAAAAAAGTTTTAACCAAGGTTATTTTTTATCTTGGCGGCCTTGCTCCAATAATCTTAATGACAATAGGTTTAATGGCCAACTTTGTTGCTAATGGTATCAAAGGGTTGATGCTTCTTAGAAATGGCTTCTTAAGATTAACTGGTGGATCAAAAATTTTAGGAGAGCAAACACAATATTTAACATTGGAACAACAAAATGCAATTGCAGCCGCATCATCTTTAGAGCAATCTCATATAAAGTTACAGCAAGCATTTACTGGTGAAGCTGGGGCAGTAAGACAACTTATTTCTGAGTACCAAAGAATGATAAATGCTCAAAATGCTGCTGCTACAAGATTCCCTGGAATGATGCAACCTGGTTTCAGACCAAGAGGATACGCAAAAGGAATTATGAGCGTCCCTGGACCAAAAGGCGCAGGAGATGTAATTCCAGCAATGGTTTCTCCTGGAGAAGCTATTATACCTACAGCAATGAATAAAAAGTATGCTCCATTAGTAAGAGGAATTATTTCTGACAACATACCTGGATTCCAGGGTGGATTTGAAGGATTACTGTCTTCAAAGTTAGGACAAATTCCT